GTCCAACCCGAGGAAGTCCGGGCAACGGCGACGCGGGCATACCCGGGATATGCCGCCTCGGACACGTTCTGGGCGCCGCCGACTCCGGGTGCCGCGGTGTGGAGCGAGACGTACAGGACGGTCAGCGGCGAGGTCGTCGCGTTCTGAGCGAGGCCCGCGATCGCCGTGCCCTGGAAGAGAAGGGAGAGAATCGCGTTGTTGAGGAAGGTCGACTTGGGCACGGGCGGATCTCCTTGCTGAATTCGGGATAAACTTTTCGCCTCGAAAAGGCGATAGGCTCAAGACCTTGGGGCGGTAGTCGCCCGCGTCAAAAATTTCCGGTGATCGATTGCGGCCCGTTCGCAGAATTATTCTGAACGGTCACGCCACTCGTCGTCCCGCCCGACCCGTCGTTGCCGCGGATCGTAAAATAATTCGAAGGATTGCCGCCGACGAGGATCCCGTACTTTTGAAGGACTTGTTCGCCGGCCATCTGAGTGAAGTCACCATCGACGACCGAGAAGTTCGAAATTCCGGCCGCGAACGAAACGCCTGAGAAGACGCCCGCCGTTCCGCCGTGGGCCGGGTTCGAGTTTCCTTGCGCCGTCGGGGCGATGAGTCGAATGTTCCGGCCGCAACCGAAAGCGAACCCGTCAGCGCCGTTGTCCAGGGAACGGTGCATCGCGATCCGAAGGCCATCGATCGATCCAGTCCCGGCGCCCGTAACGTTGCAGCTCGTTGAGACGCCCGCACCGTTGTTCGAAGCGGTCCACGAGTTCGTGATCGAGACCCCCTGAACGATCCCGGAGCCGGACGGCGAGACGACGAGGCCCGACCCGGTCCCGGAATCGCCGAGAACCGAGTTCGAGACGAAGATCCACTTCACCGACTGGCCGTCGCCGGGCTGGAGACAGGTCCCGTTCCCGGAGGCCGTGATATCGACGTCCGAGATCCAGACGCCGCCGGTTTGAGCGATCGCGATCCCGCAATTCGACTGCGGGACGCCGCCGGCCGCCTGAGTCACGATATGGTCGAAGAAGGTGTCGGCGCCGCCCGCGACGTAGAAATGGAACAGCGAGGCCCCGTTCGAGCGGCCGTGATCGACCGAGACATTGATCGTGTTCGCGCCCGTGACCTGGACGCCGATATACGCGCCCGACATCTCGAACTCGGTCACGCGGCACGAAGTGCAGTTCGAGAAGTAAACGAAAGCGCCCGAGGTCTGCGCGCTCGACCCGGCCCCGTAGAAACCGAGCTTCTCGATCAAGATGTTACCGCCTCCGGTCGTGAGCGTCGCGCCGAAGTTCGCGACGAACGGCGTACAAGTCGCCGTCGACGCTTTCACGAGCGAGGCGTTCCGGCCTTGGCCAGAGATCGTCACGTTGCTCGGGATGTTAATGTTACAAAACCGCGACAGACCGTTCGGAATGGTGACCGTCGCGCCCGGACCGAACGCGGTCGCGGCCGTCACGGCGGCCTGAACCGGACCCGAATCGTCGGTCGTCCCGTCGACCTTCGCGCCGAAGCAGCCGATATCGACCGGTCGTCCGTAGGCGTGATTCCACCAGCCTCCGGCCGCGTCCTGGACCGCGTTCGGACCGGTCGAGGCGCCGCGGACGTAGACGCAACCCGCGCCGCGATCGCCGACGGAGGCGTATCCGGAAGCGACGATCGAGGAGACGCTCGCCGCGAACCGGGTCGCCGGAATCCCGGCCCGGGTCGGTCCGGAGTAATTCGCCGGAAGCGCCGGATAGAAGAACCCGCCCTGGGGCGTCCCGATGTTGAGGCCGCCGCGGAAGTTCAGAACGCCGTTGTTGTCGAGCCGCGGCGACGACAGGACTTGATCGGCCGAGGCGACCGCCGGAACGAGCGCGAAGGCGAGCCCGAGAAGAGGCGCGAAAAGGCGCGTTAGGACTGAGCGAGCCACAAATTTGCTCCGTTCGAGACGAGGATCAGCTTGCCGTACGGCTGGCCGGTCGAAAGCGAGGGGAGTCCCTCGATCGTATCGCCGGCCCCCGCGATCGCCGAAATCTGATTCGCGGGGGTCGCGAGCCCGGAGCCGTCGTAGATGACGAGACGGCGGTTGACCTTATACGACGATGCCGGGGGAAGCGTCGCCGAAAACGAAGCCGCGAGATTCTTGATCTCGACGAACGTATCGGTCGCTTTGACCGTGTACGAGGTTCCGCCGTTGATTTGCGTGAGGGTCTCGGTCGCGGAACCACCGCTCGGAGGATTCGCGATCAGGGCCTGGACTTGAGCGCTCAGGTTGTTGAGAGAGGCCAGAAACGACGTCAACTGCGCGTTGATGTTCGCGACGTCGCCGTCGAGGGCCGAGAGATCCGCCTTCGCGTCGAACGCGGCCTGAAGGCCGTTGATCGCCGCGGTAATGTCAGACTTCAGCGCGTACGAGGAATTTCCGCTCGCGACGCGCGAGAGCTGATCGGAGATGACTCCGAACGCGTAGTTTATCGCGATGAAGGCCGCGCGGTAATCGATCCCTGTTCCGTCGTCGGGATTCGCCCCAACGGGTACGACGTCGGCCATTTTATTACCCCGCGAGCGCGTTGGCGCGAATCAGGATCTTATCGACCGTACCGGCGTCGTAACCGCGCGCGGCGATCATCTTCTCGACGATCGGATCGTCGCGGCGGATCGAGGTCGCTAAGGACCAATCGTCGGCCATATCCGGGTCGGCGGCGATCGCTTTCGAAACGACCGGCCATTCAGGGGTCGGGAAAATCGCGCTCGGACCGGTCTCGGCGAGCGCGCGCTTCAGCCCGAGCTTCGAGCACGAATCGGGGACGTAGGCCGTGACCGCGGGCGGTGACGAAAACGTCGCTCCGGAATCTTCCGTAATCCAGCCTTGGGCCGGGATCGGCGAAACGCCGCTCACGTCAGTCAGATCCTTCGCGAACGCTTCCGTGAAAATGTCTTTCCCGGGAACGAACGCGGCGTCGAGTTCGATGATCTCGGCGACGACGCCGCCGGGGTGATAGGCGTAGGTCTTCATGTTCGAGCCCTCAGTACGAGAACGAGACGTATCCGTCGGCGCCGTTGCCGCCCGGACCGCCCGTCGAATTCGCGCCTGTCGCGTAGATGCCGCCGCCGCCCGAGCCCGGAGCCTGACCGTTCGAGACGGAAGCCGCGTAGCCCGTCGCGGTACGACCGCCGCCGCCGAGGCTCGACGCGCCGCCGAGGCCGCCGGGAGCGTTCGCGGTATAGAGATTGCCGTCGTTTCCGGCGCCGCCGACGAGCGAGAGCTGGCCCCCCGTACCGACGCCGCCCGGCCCGCCGGCGCAACCCGCAGGAGATCCCGCGCCGCCGCCGCCGGTCGCCGACATGATCGCGCCGATCGAGGAGGAGCCGCCGTTCCCGCCCGCACCCTGATAGCCGGCGCCAGCGCCGCCCTTTCCGACGATGTAAGAGATCACCTGACCGGGTGTGACCGCGACCCAGCCGGCCGCCGTCCCGCCCGCGCCGCCGCCCGCGCCGGCCGTCACCGCCGTCGAGTTACCGCCCGCGCCGCCACCGCCTGCCGCGACGCAGGTCGCGTAGAGCCAATATACGCCCGCGGGAACGGTAAAGGAGTACGCCCCGGCGACCTTCTGAGAGAGAAGCGCCTTTCCGACAGGCGACTGGGCCACGGCGACCGAGCCGGAAGAAATGATCTGCGAAACGGCGAGCCCTGAGAGGCGGAACGAGGTCCCGTCGTTCACCATGCCGTAGATAATGCCTGCGACGAGGTCTCCGGCCTTGAGCGCGGTTCCGTCGTTCCGAAGGACGTCGCGCTGCGAGAACGCATTCTCCTGAAGCTTGACGCCCACGCTATTCGTGTTCGCGACTTTGACCCAGAGGTGTTGAAACTGGTTAAAAACGATCTGCGTCGGCTCCGGATCGAGCGCGATATTGATGACGTTCGCGGTCCCGGAGGTGTCGATCGCGTAATACGCCCCGGACTGAGCCGCGGCGATTGCCATCTCGATATTCGCTTCGAGCGTCGCGACCGGCGTCGAATCGAGACAGTCCTGGCCGCTCCAATCGGTGACGAACTGCATCAGCGCCGAGGCCGAGACGCTCGACTGGAGCCAGGCCTTATTCGCGATGGTCGGGTCCGCTACGCCGATCGTGACGCCGAGTTGCCGCGCGTTCGATCCCTGATAGACGAGATCCGACGCGACGTTCGCGTCGGTGCTATCGGCGTAGGTGAGAAAACCGTTCTTTGCCATCGGCCGATTCCGTTCATTCGAGGATCTGAGTTCTAACCGTTTTCGGGCGTCGATCTAGGTTTTAGAATCAGGCTCCCGGCGAGCAGGGTGAGAGATTGGAGGGGTGAGGCAGACGACTAGGGCAGCGGGAAGCTGAGCGTGCCAGAGAGCACGTAGCCGTCGTTGAGCATCGACTGGTTGCCGGTGCCCTTGAGCGTGAATGCCTGCGGGCCAGGGTCGATGTTGGCGATCACGCCGAGCCCGGTCATCGCACGCTCGCTACCAGCGCCAGCGCCGCTAGCGGCCGCCGCCACGAGGCCGGGCGGGGTCGAGAGCACCAGCAGCCCGCCCGCGTTGCCCGAGCCCGAGGACGTGATGCTGACCTTCCAGTAGATCGTCGCGACGTGATCCTTGACGATGTAGGAGGCCGTCGCCGTCGCCCCGGTGATCACCGCGCCCGTATTGCCGTTGGTGATGGCCGGCGTGTAGCCGATGGGGCCGCCCGTATCGGCATCGATCGAGGTGGCGCCGGAGAACGGGGACGTGATGTTGGCCGCGCCTCGCATGCGGAAGCGATCTACGCCGTTAAGGTTGAACGGCAGAGGCGTGATGCCGAACAGACCCGCGTTCCAAATCTCGGCCTGCCCGCTGTTCACGATCTGAGCAAACCCACCTGTGAACCCATCGAAGCCGGTCGGGGACAGGTTGATGTTCTTGCCACGCAGGTAGCCGACCACGAGCTGACTGACGCCGTCGACCGCCATGACCGGGCCGTTGGTGTCGACCACGTCGAGGCCGGCGATGTTCAGGCTGCCCGCCGCGCCCTTGCTGACGGGTGTGCCGTCTCGACGCGTTGGGGCAAACACGAAGGCGGCCTGCCGCTCATCGCCCAGGCCGTAGTTCACCCGGCGCATGACGAACGGACCCATCTGGCTATCGCTCGCCGGGGCGTATTCCGTCTCGCCGTAAGTCGTGTTGGTGAAGCCCGGTCCCATCGTCTCCGAGATGAAGACGTGCCCGATCTTGGTGTTGCGTCCGGACGTGCGGATGCCGCCGGCTCGCGAACGCTTGACCGAAAAACCGGAGGCGATCTCGTAACCGCGCGAGAGTGTCGCGTTGGTGATGTCCCAGGTCCCGTCGATGCCGGTGGGCAGAGTCTGCGCGACGGTGAGCACCATCGTAGCCCCGTCCGCCAAAGTGCCGGAGACCCCGGTGACCGTGAAAGTGCCCTGATCGGCGCGCCCTGCGTTCAACAGGTTAATTTCATGCCCGACCTTCGGAAACCCGATTGTCCCGGAGCCGACTGTGACCTGAAGGTGTGTGGCATCGACCCGTGACTGAACCGGCCCGATGTACGAGATGAGATTGACCCCATCGTCGCCCGTGTCGGCGACCGAGCCGGCGATGTATGTGCCTACGCCTCCGCCGCCGCTCGTGATGTGGAGGGCGTCTCCCATGATGGCGAGGCGCTTGCGTCTGACGCCCCGAGCGGCCGTCGTCACCATTGGGGCCTCGACCCGGCCCAGCCACTTCACAGGCGTCTCTGCCGCATACAGCGCAGACCCGTGGCTACCGTTCACGGTTAGGCCCGGCGGGATCGTGAGGCGGTCGCTGTAATAGGCTTGGATTATCGCCGGACCCGCCGGCTCATGCTCCAGAACCAGTTCGGTTCCGACGGCGAGGCCGGTTGAGTTATTGAGCAAGGGGCTGACGCCGTTTGCGCCCGTCAGATCGATCCGGTAGGTCAACCCAGTCGTGTTCGTGATCTGAGCGCCTGGGGTTTGCGCCCCAACGGTGCCCGCCTTCACGATGTAGTTGAATGGCGTGTCGTCCTTGACCGAGTAGACGATCTTGGTGTCGCCCCAAGTCGGCGCCCAGTCCAGCGCGACCTCGATGTACGAGGTGGTCACCGCCGTCACGACACCCTGGGCGAACATCGGGTTGACGACATCGAGGGTCACGTTCCCGACGAAACCAGCCTCGCCCTTGATCGTGTCGAAGATGGCGATGCCGGTCGTGTTACTTCGGTCAGTCCCCCAGGCATAGAGCCGCGTGCCGTTGCCGGCATACACGAACCCATCCGCACCGCCGGGGTGGAGCGGCGACTGCTGCCGGGCGGGGTCGATGGACACGACAATGTCCTCGCCCGGCATCCACACGCCTTTGGCGTTGCGGGCGATGGCGCGGTTCGTAGCCTTGATGAACGCCTGCGTGTTGGCGGCGGCCTGCGCGGCAGTCACGCCCTTGCCGAAATAGACAGGGCCGTAGTCGAGCAGATTGACGAAGTCGGCGGCGCGGGCGGAGAGCGAGCGAGAGACAGTGGCACTGGTATCGGGCGCTGCCGTCATCCCATCTACGGGACCGGTCGAACCGGAGTCGGTGAGAGTTACGCTATTAAACGCCCCGACGGACGGAAGCTGCCCCGCCGGAAGACGTCCGCTCGCGTCGAGAATCGAAACGTTCAATGGAAGCGCGGCGCTCGGAAGCTTCCCGTTCGCGTCGAGGCCAGCGAGCCCGTTCGGCTTACCGATCGTTCGAAACGCGGCCTGAACCTTCGTTCCGAAGCAGAGTGGGCTTTCTCCATCCTGAGCGTTCGGAGAACTTCCGAAATTTATTGAAAGCGGGAATCCGGTAAACGGCGTACAAACTCCGGCCGCGTAAGCGGGGAAAGAAAAAATCTCCACGAGCGCCAAAATGGCGAAAGAAAGCGCGCGAATTTTCACAGGAAAAAACTCCAAGAATTATCGCCAATCGAATTCGTATCATCATCCATAGACAAGATTTTTGTCGCGGGAATAATATTCGGGGCGCCTACGAGCCCGGCGGCTGTCGCCGGATCCGTCGCCCAGGCACCTTTCCCGAAGCCCGAGACGAACTCGTTATCGAGGCCGAAGCCGAACAGAGGCGCGCCGTCGACGCTCGTCACGGCGTAGTCGACGGAGACGCCGCCGGTCTTCGCCTCGATGAGATCGTTCCCGAGAACGCGAAGCTCGATCGCGGGCGGGAGCCGACCGGCGATACAGATCTTGTAGGCGAGCGAGAGCGAATCGGGCGTATACGCGCTCTCCGCGTCCGAGTACCAAACGCCCTGTCCCCATCCGGATCCTTCGACGCCCCAAGAAAAGAAGTTCGGCGGCGAGAGGGCGCGGCCGTCGTCCTCGACGAAGACGAGCGTCGCGGGATCGGTGAAGAACGTCCGAACGATCGCCTCGGCGCCGAGTTCGGTCCCGTTCCACGCGTTCGAGGCGCGCTTCGCGTACAAAAGCCGCCGAAAGATGTCGTCCGGCAGTCGGGAAAGGCCGTCGCCGCCGTCGTACGGCCCCTTCCAATAGCCCTGTCCCCAGCCGAGACCGGGGACGCCCCAGGAAAAGAACGAATTCGGGATCGGGATCTTGACGAGGCGAGAGCGGCCGACCCAAATCCCGACGACGTCGAGCTGCGCGCCGACCGCGTAATCGATGTCGAAATAATACGGCAGTTTCGACAAGAGATCTTGATTGTCGACGTACGGCTGGACGTTGACGGAAATCTCGGCGAGAAACCGAGCCTTGATTTCCTTCCGTTGCCAAGGTGTCACCTTCCCGAGATAATCGTCGAGAACTGGCGTCGTCCAGGAAATCTGAAGCGCGTTCGGATCGCGATCGGTCGTGAAATACGTGCTGTCGGTCCGAAATACCGTGCTGTCCGTCGTCGAGTTATATTTCGCCATCGGACTAGCTCGGTCTCACGCGGAACGACGCGTTGCTCGGATCACCCATCGCCGCCTCGAAATATTTCATCGGGAGATCGACCGTCAACAAGTTCGAGCCGAGGCTCGAACCGATCCGACCGATCGTGAAGGCGTTGATGCGGTAGGTCTTCGAGCCGACCGCGTCGTACAGCTTCGCGGCGGCGTAGGCCTGATCGTACGCGACTGTCTCGCCGATATCGAGGCCGTTCGTAAAGTCGGCGATCGTTTGCGCGATCTGAGTCTGGACCCCTTGAGTGAAGCCGCCGAGATTCGTGACGTCGAGATAGTACGCGATTCCGACCTCGGACAGGTATGAGAAAGCGACCTCTTTCATCGCCCCGGAGGTCGAGATAACGCCGACCTTCGTAGAACCAAACGTATTGACCGACGGCCCTTTCTTGAGCCGGATTATTCGCGCAATCTCGTTCGGATCGCCGCCGTCGAGAACCGCGGCGATACAGTTGCCCGGGAAACCGTACTCCGGATCGGGCGCGCCGACGTCATTCTCGTAGAGCTTGAGCCGATTCACCCCCGAGATCGCGAGGAGCGCGCCTTCGAGGCCGCCGAGGAGCGTTTGCGACGGAAGTGCGGTCGACTTCGCCTGACGGATCCGGAGCTTCGCGTCGGTCTCGACCGGCTGGCCGGCGGTCGCCGCCGCGACGTTGTTGACCGACTGCCAGCCGAGCATGACGGTCGTGATCGCGCCGCGGCCCTGGGTCGTATCGAGGCCGCCGGCCGGGATCCGAGTCGCGCCCTTAATCTGACACGTCGCGAGGACGACGATCTCGCCAGCCTGGGGAATCGTCACGTTCGGCGGAAGCGCCCACGAGACGCCGTTCGCGTCCTCGAAGAAACCGGCCGGAATCTCGGTCTCGGCGACGCCGACGACGCGAACCGGAACGATCGAGTACGACGGATTCTTCCGACGGAGCGCGTTGATCTTCACGAGCCGATCGAGCGCGGCTCCGCGGGCGAAGGCCGGGGCGAACGAATTGAAGACGTTCAGAACCTGGCCGTTACAGTCGTGAAGGGCGCGAGCGAGAAGCGCGACGAACTGACCGTCTTGGCAGTCGTTACCGAGATACGTGTCGGCGCCGTAAATCGCGCGGTACGCAATCTGGACGAATGACAAGCACTCGTCGAACGTCGGCCGAGCGCACCCGGTCTCCGAAATCACGCAGACGGGGGTATCGCCCATTCGCTATCGCCCGAGTTCGACCTTGACCCCCAGAGGATAAGCGCCGTTCGCTCCCGGAGTCACACCGAGTGAATACGCGGTTTCGATGCGCGCCGAAACTGAGTACTCCCGACCATCGAGCGCGCTCGAATACGACTTGAGCGCGTTGACGCCCGGGGTCGTCAGAATCCGGGCCTGAAGAACGGCGTCCCGAGCGTGGGCCGTATACCGCCCGAGAACCTGTTGTTCGTACGGGGTTCCGTCGGAAAGGTCGAGGAACCAGTCTCCGACCCACATGTTGAGCCGGCTCTCGACGACCTGGGCGACCGCCTCCGGAACGTTGCGCCAGAACGCGGCCTGATCGCCGCCGAACACGCGATCGCCGTTCGCGTCGACCTTACGGACCCGCATCGGACTTCTCCTCGAACAAAACACAGCCGAAATCTGGTGCGGCCCAAAAATCCGGTTCGTCGTCGCCGAAGAAAATAATATTCGTCTTCGAGTCCGGTGAGTTTAAAAAAGTTTGAGAAATCTTACCGCAAGTCCCAACAGCAGCCCGATCGTGATGATCGGGCCACTCTCGGGTCCAGAACTTACAGCCGTCGCAGCGCATCGCTTCAGCCCTCCAGGCTCGTGTAGTCGTCCGGGTCGACCGGATCGTGCTTCGTGTGGGCCGTAAGAGCCGTGAGAGCGTCGGAGAGCGGCCCGAGCGCGTCGGGGGTGACTAAGGACTGGAGAACGCCCTGAAAGCCCGTAGGCGCACCCTCCTCGCGATTCCCTTGCGCGTCGAAGACCGGGGGAACAGCGAGCGCGCCGCCGATCGACGCCGTCGCCGCGACGAGGACGTGATTCGCGGCCGACCAGGCGAGCGCGTCGGTCGAAGCCTGAACGATCCCGCCGAGCTGACCGACGACGCCGTCGACCCAGGCTTTCGCCGTCGCCGGATCGAGCGTACCGGCGACGACCTGGCCGACGACGTTCGGGAGGACGGCGCCGATCGAATCGAGAAGGTCCGCGGACGTGAGCGGGCCGGTCACGACTTCGGTCGCCGCGGCGTCGGGGAGGGCGGCCCCGGCCATCTGCGCCGTCGTCTCGTGGGCGATCATCTGGAAGAACCCGGCGCCGCCGTTCGAGAGCCCGGCGAGCGCGTCGCCCGCGGCCCGAAACGCGGACAAGGCGTCCCCGAGACCGCCCGCGCCGGAAATCGCCGAAATCAAGCCGGCCGGCCCGCCGCCGATCATCCCCTGAAGTTGCGCCGTCAGCCCGCCGAGTTGATCGGAAACGGCCGACTGAATAGCGGCCATCGGGTTCTGAAGGATCGAAGAAAGGTTCCCGTCCTGGAGAACCTTCTTCATGAGGTCGCCGACGGCGCCGCCATCCATCCGCTTCGTGATCGACAGCTTCTCGGCGAAGACGCTCCCGACCTTCTGGAGGGGGACACCGCCGATGATTTGGAGCGCTTGCGCGAAGGGGATACCGCCGGCCATCAGCAATTTATCAGGATTTTGGAAGCGATCTTCTGAATCGTCTTTCCGTCGGTTAGGATGCTCGCCCCGGCCTTCTGCATCCGGGCGAGCGCGTCCGCGACCTGGACGACGCTCGTTCCGCGAACGCTCGTAATCCCGGTCTCACCGACGTCGTGAACGGATTGCTTATCGTCGGTCCGGGTCTGCGTCGAGGACTTCGAGACCCCCTTCAACTTCCGCGGGTCAGAGCGAACGCCGGGAATGTAGACGGCATCTGAGAGCGCGTGCGAGAGAACGTCCGGCGGGGCCTGGATCCCGCCCTGTTGGTGCCAAGCGTCGATCGAGTAGTCCG